TCATCTTTTTCTCTTTTTGTGAGTGCCTTTAATCGTACCCTTTTTCTGACTGGCATAAAATACCTGCTCGCCTTTTTTCTTGCCATATTGTTTAACCATCGCCCTTCTTATTCGAGTACCCTTTTTAGTCAATGGCATAGTTCACCTTTTCCCTTTCTTGTCCCGCAATCTTTTAATTTCTGCTTCAGTCAATCCAGCCTCCCTTAAACTTTTTGAGATTGCTCTTGTTCTAATAGTAGTCGTACCTTTTTTCTTGCGTTTTTTTATCCTTTGTTGAATCTTCTTGTACTGTTTCTTTGTTGCAATTTCCTTGCCACCCATCTTTTTAACGGCCTTTTTGTATTTTTCGTAATTCATATTTTAAGCTCCTTAAAACTATTAACGGAAAATACAACAACTCCTTATTCGTTTTTCATACCTAATAGTTTATCCTGTCTTTTTTTAAGCAACCAAAACATCGCCTTAAAAAGCGCAGAAAAAGAAACAGGATAACTTTCAGAGAAATCATAAGGAAATTCCTCAAAATCTATCCCTAAATCTTCACATTCTTTTCTAAAAAAATCATTCATTTTATTCTTTTGTTATTGCCTCTAATGGAGAACCAGGTTCGGGAGCTTTTGATAATTTGGGTGCAGCATCGGCGGCAGCACCGGCCATTTCAAGCATTTTCTGCTGTTGAAGCTCCTCAGCCCGCCGCCTTCTGATTTCAGCTACCTCTTCATCACTTCTTATCAAATGCTGCGGGAAATTAGTGCTTTCAAGAATCTCTTCAGCCATTTCATCCTCATTGATTCTGTCTCTGACGTTGGGAAACAAGGTAGTCATAGGAGCAATAGCGTTAATACCATCTTGAATAGGCTGCATCTTAAAGATTCTCTTTTGATTCTGCGCCAAAGGGCCGGTAAAATTGATATTCAAACTGGCAACCCTACCAGTATAATCTTCATATTCCAATATCGTATTGGGAATTGGCATATCGTCAAATCTGCCGGCACGGTCTTCTATTTCCGAAATTATCTCAAATTCTTTGCTTAACCCCTCAGTAACAAGCCTATCAATCTGCGGCCCCATAAGAACCGCCTGTTCGGATTTCATAGACATAATTTCTTCAATTGTTCTTCTTTGCTTGCCAATATCAGCACGAGTAAGCATCTGAAAATACTTAACTCTGAATTTATCTTCAATAGATTCCTGAAGTCTGTCCTGCTGGTCTTTTCCTATGGGATAGTTTATATTAGTGTTAATCGGAGTAATAACTCTTTGCGGGTCATCGTAATAATTGTACCCTTTTGGTGTAATCCTAACGTTGCCACGCATCTCGCTTGGTATATTAAAAGCCCCCTCAACTGCAAGCTGGGCCGCCTGAATCATTGTTTTGCCAAATTGATTCAATTGAAAAACCTCTATCAAAGCATCGGCCATCGGAGAATATCCATAAACCTCGTCTGAATTCTTTCTGAATCTCCAAACTACATAAGGATTAAAATCATAACCAGAATCTCTAACTATATTACCAACACCGTTCTCGCCAGAGGATTTAGTCTCTATATATACCGACCTAAATAGCTTCCTATTTACCTGCATCATACCAGGCCATGTACTATCATTAGGAAATACTGCGTGAACAAATTCGTGATTCTTATCAGGTCTTTCAGAAGCATCCTTACGAAGATTATCAGAAACTTTTTCTCTGCCGAACTTTTCAACAGCCTGTTTTGCAGTCAGAAAAAACTTTCTAAATACCGTATCAACCTGGCCAAATCTGTTCTCGGCAATAAAAACTTCCCTGGGATGAATTACAGTGAGAACCGAAGCCTGATTAACTATGTCCTCTTCGGTATATAAAGTTGCTGTACCAATTGAACCTGCATCCCTAAACCATTCGCCTTGAACGGAATAATAATTACTCCTTCTGTATGCAGAATACATTCTTCTATCATATTCCTGAAGCCACTCTCGAACTTCGTCAATCTTATTAAGAACAGGCTCGTCCATCTCAGACCTGAACCAGGTCAAAGATTTAGACACTAAAAAACCCTGCATTCCATCAGACCAGGTATTAAGTGCACCTAATGGAGTTCCATCGTAAGCATCTTTGCCTTTTCTTTGGCCTTTAAGATTGGACGCACTTGAAAGAAGAATATTTTCCCTGCGAGGGTTGCCAAAGCGGGTAATATCTTTCCACATACCCGTTTCATAAGGTCTACGCTCATCTTCAAACTGCTTCATACGCAGCATTATTTTCTCGTTAAGCTCCATTGCTAAGCCCCTAAAGCCGTCTTGCCAACCGTAGACTCACCCAACGATTGCGTTAGTATAGTCCCACGCCTGCCCAAAGCGGCAAGCATTTTGCGCCTGCGGTCTTCGGATTTCCGCATAACTTCAGGACTAATCTCCGTTGGCGTCGGCGGAGGAGCCTGCGGTGTGGGAGCCTTAACTTTCTTTGCACCACCACCAAAAAGCCCACCCATAATTTACTCCTTCATAATAACTATATTGCCCTGTTTAAGCAAACACCATTCAGGAAAGCCTCCCTTTCTAATAATGTCGTTATCTTCTTCGTCAAATATCCTCTCAAAAACAACACAATCATACCCTTCGCAATTAAAAACACAATCATCACACGAAGCAACTTTAATTTCCATCTTATTAGAATCTGTCATAATCCATACCTAAGCACATCGTATTCGTCTTTACTATTAGCCTTATCATATTGTGAAACAACTGCAAGTCTTCTTTTAGTCTTACCTGCTACCCATAAACCCATTACCAAAGCGTCCGCTCGGTCAGGTGAATGGCCTAAAATCTTCTTAATATCCTTCTTGCGGGCCACACATATCTGTCCCTTAGAGTTTCTTCCATAAGTATGCGCAGCTAACTCCTCTATTAAATACTGGTCGTTGGGAATAGAAACGTAATCCTCTATGAATAATTGAGCAGCATTCATCCATATCTGGTCTCTCATTCGACAATAATGAACTTTATCCTCAGCAGTATTACCTGAATTTATAGGAACAACATTAACACCAAGCTCCCTTAATCTCGACCTTACACCAGCACCTACGCCAATGTCGTCTATCGCTACAGTGTCAGCATGATGTTCGAGATAAAACGCCATAATGTTACCGGAAGTCTCCATTAACTCCCTCTTAGTTGTAACCTTTTCATCAATTATCTCGTATCCCCTCATTGCATAAATTACACAGGAATCGTTGCCGTGCTCGGCAGGGTCGCAAGTAATCAATGCCGGAGAATAATCATATTTTCTCAAATCCCTCTTCACAGCATCTAATATCTTCTGATAAGGCATGCACTGGTCGGAAGTGTCAGTCTCCTCCCAAGAGTTTAAGACGAATCTTCTATAATGCGAAGGTGCAGTCTCTTTCTTGACTTCAAGAGAAGCAAGAAAATCAGCGGAAAGATTCTGCTTATTATCAAACGTAGTAGCCTCGACAAGGTCGGCATATTTCCCGTAATTTCTTCCCTCAACTATAAAATCCCTATCACACATATATTCAGGCCCAGGCATCTTCCACTTGCGCCATATCCAGTTGTGGCCGTTAGTGTTGGCAATAATAAATCCCTGGCGAAGAGGCTCGCCTATCTTAATCAAACCAAACTCAGCCCAAGATTTCGATTCCTTGTCCAAATCGCCGAAATTAGAAACAGCCTCCTTCAAATATCCAGCCTCTATTAGTCTCTGCTGAACCTCCGGTCGAGGGGTAAGAACCCTTCTTAAACGACCACCTAATTTCTCGAAAACATCGTCATTATCAAACTCTTCCGCCTGCTCAATAAAGAACCAGCCAAGATTGATATTCTGAATTACACCGGCTAATTCATCTGCATGATGGAATAATATCTCACTAGCAGGCAACCCTTTGCCGTTAGAAATCTTAACGCTCTTGTCCTGAACCTTAATCCGATAACCAGTGTAATCAGTGAAGTCACTCATTGTAGAATTACCAGACCAATAACACGTCCCGTTTCGCCTGACATAAACAGTATGATATGGCTCAACCTCTACGCAAAAAATCTCGCCATTATATTCAATATCCTCTACCCTGCACATCTTAACTTCACTGTTATATGTTTTATGATTTTTACTCTGTTGTATAATCAAGTAATCTAAATGATTAGTAGTCGCCCAGTGGTCAACAATAAAACTCTTCCTACCACAATTGTCCCTGATGGAAACTTTTGCGTAACCACCCGACTTAACAATCAATTCCTGAACATCCCCAGCCAATTTCCTGCTTGATGTGTTGTACCTGACGCCATTAGCAGATTTATAACCATCACCTTTAGCATAGCTTTTCAGAAAAAGCCTTATCTGGCGAGGTGTAGCCATTCTTAAATAATATGGAATCGTTTTATTAGGTGCGCCTTTGCCGCAATGTGCAACCAAGTGCTCCCCAACAGCCTTGCTCCCAAAAACAATTCGGTCTTTAACACAAGTGGCCTTAATGCCCATCCTTTTCAATAACGCTGTAATTTCTTTGTATTGTTTGGAGTTTTTTGTGTCAGACTGAGATATGCTAATCCACCATGTTTTTTTAGTTATATGAAAATAAGCATCACCTTCACTGATATACCAACCTAAAAACTCACACCAATCATCTCCGGTAAATTTCCTTTCAATAAACCTGCCGCTTTCAGCAGGGAAAAACATTTCAAGCACTTCTTCGCCAATCCACTTAAAATCCTTTTTGAAATATACAACCTTCTGACCAATGTCCTCAATCGGAGTCAATGAAAAATCAGTAATGGACTTTTTGTAATTTTTGCTGGTTGGAAAAGCAACATAAACTTTATGATTCGGAGTAATGCAAAAATCAACCGACCCTTTTCGTTTGCTGCTTCCAAAATGCCTCTTCATAACGCCCTTGTATCTCTGTCGTATTATACGCTGAATCGGGAAATAACCGGCAACCCCCTTCTTATCAAGAGATAAAACCATATCGCCATAAGTCAAATCTGAAAAAAACTTCCATCCACTATCAGTTAAAATCTCAGTTTGGCTGTCATAACAATCTTTTAAGTCCGTATAGTTTCTTCTAATTATCAGACCCTTATTACCAGGATACTTCGCACCAAGAGCAATGCCCTTAACTATAGAACTGTACGTTTTCCCAGTGGCCCAAGCAGCAACGAAAGCAGGAAACCTCGATGAAGAAGTGAGAAAATTATACTGAAAATCAGTAGGTACTATATTCCATTCTTTCATTACAATCAGTATAACTAATATAACCAGTAAATGTAAATAAAAAAATTTTAGCTAACTTCCCGAAATTCTCCTTTAAGAATAAGCCCTCTTAACCGCCTCCTCAACCTCCCTCCTTAAAAATCTGCGCAACCGCTGCTGATTACGCCAAATTATGTAACGCCTTGGAATAAATTTGAATAACCATGTCCGTATCCAAAAACCACCCCTGTAAGTCTTGCCACACTTAACACAAGTAAATATGTATCCCATCTTTGTAATATACGTGCCCCTTAAATGCTGACCACAACTGCAATCATGGGAAAATTGAGAATAATTCATAA